GCCGGTGAGGAGATCCTCACTCGCCAGCCAACGGCAGCGCCTGGGCTGGGCTTAATGAGCCAGCGCACGGTTCGGCTTGGCATTCCTGCAGCCGCCACGCAAACGCCCGGCACGGCCAGTGCAGACGCTGTGCAAGATCAAATCAAGCTCGCTGCAGCGCAGGCCGACCACGTGGTCGAGGGCTGGGCTGAGCAGATTCGGGCAATGGCGAACGAAGCTGAATCGCTGGCCGATCTGAAAGCACGAATAGAAGCGGCATTCCCCGATCTGCAGCCGAACGGCATGGCTGATGCGATGGGCGATGCCCTGGCCGCCGCACACCTGGCCGGCCGCTACGACATTCTTGAGGGCGTCTAATGAGCTCGGCCAGCTTTGGCAGTCTGCCGTTTGCCGAGCAGATTGAGTTTTTCCGCAGCAAGGTCTCGATTCCGACGCTCGCCTGGACGGATATCTATACCTACCAGCACGACTATGCGTTCATGGTTGCCGGTGCTTCAAAATCAGCGCTGCTGAATGATCTGCGCGGTGCCATTGATGGCGCTATTGCCAACGGCACCACGCTGGATCAGTTCCGCAAAGACTTCGACGGCATCGTGGCCAAGAACGGCTGGGCCTACAACGGCGGCCGCAACTGGCGCACCCGCGTAATCTATGAGACCAACCTGCGCACCGCCTACGCCGCCGGCCGCGAAATTCAAATGGCCGACCCGGAGCTGCGCAAGCGCCGCCCGTATGGGCTGTATCGCCACGGCGGTTCTGAAGAACCAAGGCCCGAGCATCTGGCGATGGATGGCGTCACCGTGCCGCTCGATGATCCGTTCTGGGATGAATGGACGCCGCCAGGCGGCTGGGGCTGCAGCTGCAAAAAGTTTATGGTCAGCGATGCCGATGTTGAGCGCCTTGGGCTAACTGTGCAAGATCCCGGCCCGATATCGCCGCGTGAGGAAAAGACCATCGGCATCAACGGCCCAAGCCCGCGCACAGTGTCGGTGCCGGTTGGTATTGATCCGGGCTTTGAATACCGGCCAGGCGCTCGCTCTATGGCGCTGTTGCGGCAAGTGGGCACGGGGACTGCTCCGGATATTGCGGCGGCGTATGCCCAAGCCATCGCGCCGATTGTTGCGCGCGTGATTCAGCGAGATTTTGATAGCTGGATTGATCGGGTGCTGGGTGACACTCACCATCGCGGCCGCGCGGCCACCGTTGGGCTTTTGCTGCCGGCTGAGTTGCTTGGTTTTTCGTCCAGGGGCCAGGTTCCCAAAAGAACGGACATCAGCATCACCGACGCTTTAGTGTTAGGCCCTAAGCGCGGCAGACACCAGCAGTCAGGCGATGGCTTAAGCGATGATGAGTGGCGCAGCTTGCCAAGTATGCTGGCCAATAGGCGCGCCGCTGTATGGGATAAGGCGAACAAGACTGTGCTGCTGATATTGGATGCTGATGGTGACGACCGCAGCGTGAAAGTTGCTGTTAGAGCCGATTACATGGGCAGCGCTGTGAACAGTGTGCGCACGGCCTATAGAATCAACGTGCAGGCGCTGCGCGATCAGAAGAAATATCCGTTGATTTGGGGTGAGATATGACGGGCGGGAGAACGGCAAACCCTCCATCCCTGAACCTTGCGGCACATGTGCTGGCATGCCGATATTTCCAGCGTCGCCCGTCAATAGGCCTATATTAGCATGACCGGCACCCACATCAAAATCGAATCCAATGCCGAGGACGTGCTCGGCGTATTCAGCGAACTGTCGCGGCGGGCGGGCACCCAGGAGCCGCTATGGAAAGACGTGGGCGAGCACCTGCTGCTAAGCCATCGTTATCGCTTTGACCTGGCCATATCGCCGGACGGCAAGCTGTGGGAGCCGCTCGATCCAGATTACCAAAGGCGCAAGAAGCGGCGCAAGAATGACATCCTAGTTCTGGATGCCTTTCTGCGCGACCAGCTCAGCTACGTGGCTGGTCAGACAACGCTCGAATTTGGCAGCAATCGCATCTATGCAGCCACGCATCAGTTCGGCGATGACGATCGCAACATTCCTGCCCGGCCATTTTTGGGCATCTCGGATGATGACGAAAGCGAGATCCTGCGCCTGGCTGAAAAACACCTCGCTCAAGCGCTCGAAAACGCGACCGCCTCAGAGCGCCTGTAAGCGATTTTAAGCCACTCGCCGCGATAATGGCACCGGCAAAAAGTCTGCAAGCCATAGCGTTTGAGTGCAAGGGCTTTGCAACGAGGTTTGAAATGCTGCTAGACTGCATTTCGCGCGGCCGAGTAAAATACAGACGATTATTCGGCAAATTGATCACGCTGAATGGCTGGTTTTTTTGCAGCCGCTGCTCGCCTTATTCCCCGCACCCCGCCCGCTTTTACAGCACGGCTTGTTTAAGAAGCACTTCATATATCAACAATGCTGGCCATGCGCGATGCTACCAGCATGCCATTTAGCAAGCAAAAACACACCGGGCTGCATATCGCCGTCTGTGCGCTGGAGATCAACAGCGCAGCGTCTGAGCTTCAGCTGTTACCGAAAGGGCAGTTCCGAGCCGTGGACGGCCGGCCTGAAGATGTTGAAGCCTGGGATTTTGATCCGGCCATCTTTGCCGTATGGCAGGCCGAGGCGTCCAAGCTAAAAACCAAGTTCGTCATCGACTATGAACACCAAACCCTAAACGCTGCCGAGAACGGCAAGCCTGCGCCGGCGGCTGGCTGGTTCACTGCGGCCGGGCTTGAGGTGCGTGATGGCCAGCTGTGGGCAACCGACGTTAAATGGACGGCCACCGCCAAAGCCGGCATCGATGCCGAAGAATTCCTGTACATCAGCCCGGTGTTTTTTTACAACGCCCAGGGCGCTATTACCGGGCTGCACTCAGCCGGGCTAACCAATACACCCGCCATCGACGGCATGCGGGAACTGCTGCGTGCTGCTGCAAATCAACTGCTAGCTGCAAATCAACTACTAAACGAATCACCAACACCGGAGTATCAAATGGATGATCTGATTGAACTGCTTGGCCTTGAGGAAGGCGCGACTGAGGCTGATATTGCAGCTGCGGTCACTGCCTTGCTTGCATCGGTCGAGGAAATGAAACAAGGCATGGCAGCCGCCAGCCAGGCCGCTGCTACTGCTAGTGCCACCGCAACCGCCACGCCTGACCCGGCTAAGTTTGTGCCAATTGCTGCGTTCACGGAAATGCGCGACCAGCTGGCCGCCTTATCTCAAGGCATCACGGCCGACAAAGTCACCGCATGCGTGAGTGCTGCGCTTGAAGATGGCCGCCTGCTGCCTGCTCAGAAAGAATGGGCGACCGAATTGGGCAAAAGCAACTTTGCTGCGCTGACTCAGTACCTTGAAGGTGCCGAAGCGCTGCCAGGCTTGCGCGGTGTTCAATCCGACGGTAACCACGGCGTCGTCAACAAACAGGGCTTAACCCCGCAACAGGTTGCGATCTGCAGCCAGCTGGGTGTTAGCCAAGAAACCTACGCCAAACAGCTTGAAGCTGAGGAGGCTGCGTAATGGCTGCTTTAACCCAAGACCGTAATACCGCATGGCGCGAAGATGCGCTGTACTCCCGTCCTGTAAAGGCCGCCACGACCATCTTTGGTGGCAGCCTGGTCATGCTTGATGCCAATGGCTTTGCCGTACCAGGCGCAGCCGCCACCGGCCAGACGGCCGACGGCGTCGCCCAGGAGCAGGTGACCAACGCCGGCAGCGATGGCGATGCCAGCGTGACCGTGCTTAAAGGCGTATTTGCATTCGCCAACTCGGCCGCCGCTGATGAAATTGGTGCCGAAGATGTCGGCGCTAACTGTTTCATCGTCGATGACCAAACCGTCGCCTTGACCAACGGCTCAGCAAGCCGATCAGTCGCAGGTGTAATTGCAGCCGTAGATGCCGAAGGCGTCTGGGTCCGAATCTCTTAAGGGATATCACTATGTTAGTTAATAAAGCAGTATTAGACGACCTCTATCGCGGTCTAAAATCAAACTTCCAGGACGGCTTCGGTGCGTTTGAGCCTAAGTGGAACAAGATCGCGACCATGATCAACTCGACCAGCGCCAGCGAGATCTACAACTGGCTTGGCGACTGGCCGCAGATGCGCGAGTGGATTGGTGATCGCCGGATCAAGCAGCTTGAAGCGCACGGCTACACCATCCGCAACCGCAAGTTTGAATCGACCATTAAGGTCATGCGCGATGATATCGAAGATGATTCGATTGGCATCGTAGCGCCTAAAGTGCAGTCGCTTGGCCAGATTGCTGCAGAGCATCCTGACCAGCTGATCTTTGAGCTGCTCGCCTCGGGCTTTGTTGAGCTGTGCTACGACGGCCAGCCGTTCTTTGATGCCGAGCATCCGGTCGGTGATGGTTTGGTCAGCAACCTGCAGGCGGGTTCTGACCTTCCTTGGTTCTTGCTCGACACCCGCCGCCCACTCAAGCCGCTGATCTACCAGAAGCGTCGTGACTATCAGTTCCGCGCGCTGAACAACCTGGAAGATCAAAACGCCTTTATGCGTGATGAGTTCCTGTTTGGTGTCGATGCTCGATCCAGCGCCGGCTTCGGCTTCTGGCAGATGGCATATGGCTCACGGGCCGCACTGACTGCAGAAAACTTCAAGCTGGCTCGCGCCGCGATGAAGAAGTTCGAGGGCGATGAAGGCCGCAAGCTGAACGTCAACCCGAATGTCATTGTGGTTGGCCCAGGCAATCTGGATGCAGCCGAAACGCTGTTCGCGACCGCCACGCTGGCTAACGGCGCTGGTAACACGCTGTACAAAGCGGTCGAGATCATCGAAAGCACCCTGCTGGATTAATGCCGATGTCAACCAAAATCCGCACCCGCAAAGCCGCGCCCCAGCATATTCGTGCTGGGGTTCGCTTCGGTCCTCGCTGGACTGAACACGAGCTGACTGATGAGCAGTTGGCACTGATTGAGGCTGACCCGCACCTTGAAGTGCAGCAGGTTAAGGCTCAGAAATCGGCTAAGAAGGCAGCTGAAAAGGCAGCTGAAAAGCCGCCAGCCCTGGTCAACGTCAACACCGCAACGGCAAAGCAAATCGCCAAAGCGGCCAACGGCATCGGCGAGAAAACCGCTAATGACCTGGTCAAGTGGCGCGCATCAAAAGGCCCGTTCGAGAGCCTGGCTGATTTGACCAAAGTCGGCGGCATTGGTGATGCCACCGTGGCC